AATGAAAAACTGGACAAGCCGATCAACGACAAAAACCACAGAATAAATGTATTACTTTTCATTCTTTGAAGCGCAACGTAGTATGAAGTAGAAACCGAATGGATAGGTTTTGCGGTGAAAGAAGATATAGAAAGCACACGCAATTTATCTATTTAACATAAAGTAACAATATATCCGCGTAATTGAGCAAAAACAAAGAAAATGATAATAGTTATCCACATTCTATCCACATAGTTATCCACATAAAACACTAAAGTTATCCACACTCCTACAATGCAAGGTAGCAATAGATAGTGTATTACAATAGATAATAGGTATCTATATGTTGTATGTTTAACACATTTGTAACAATGTATCCACATTGTCCACATAGTCTACTATAATACTACTGCTTAATACTCTACTACTGCTATTAAATAACATATACAAGTAATATATCTCATGGATAGATAAATAAGCATAGATATGGTTTGTTATAAATAGTTGGTAAATAACATATATGTAATAATCACGGAAGAAATTAAAAAAAATAACAGGTACGCATATATAAGATGCTGTATCTTAGTAGTATATAAGATATATATAAGATATTACTGTACTTAGTAACTAAGTATAAGATAAAGCATGTTATTGCAAATAGTTATTAATAAGTTGCTATAAGATATATAATATAATATATAATAATATATCAATTGTGTTATAGTGTTGTACTTAGTAACTTAGTATTACATATAGCATGGATAGAAGCTTATGGTTAATGCAATTGAGTTGCAGTAAGGCTAGTTAATTTATGTATATCCCCCCACGATTCAGTATATTAAGATACTTTGGTAGTGGTATAGACCACTGGTTTTTATTTTTCTGGGATAGCAGTAAATTCAAGGTAGTACCCCCGGGGGGAGGGGGAAGCTTTGACACCCACGAATATATTTCCCCTTTAGGTAATGTCCAAAACCACTCTCATTTCAAACCCACTTCCTCTCTCCCCCAGTTAATACCTACCAGTACCAGTACAAACCTTTCAGTACCACCCTCGTATAAATAATAGCTTACTACCCGGGGGGGGTATGTCCGTTTTTATTAACCGGTTATATCCGGTATACCCACGCCTATATATTTTCATATTCACGCATATATTTACCAGCATATAACCAGTGCTGGTATTTCTTATGTAAAAAACGTGTAAAAAACGTGTAAAACTCGAGGGGGTACTTGTGTTATGCTATGCATAGGGTAAATTATCCAAGGTAATATATTCATTTTGGGGAGTAGCAATGACAGACGACATGATACCGGTACCAACCAGCCGGATGCAACGGTACTTCAAACAATGCTCTGACGATATAGGCGGCACTAAACGAGCGCGGGATCTGGAAATAGCAAGCATACCGGCGATGTGTCTGGAACTTGGAATCTCGAAAGTAGAGTTCGACAACATGGAATCCGGTACAGACGAACAGGTGGCGTTCTACAACGAAGTGCTGACGCGGTACGAAGCACTATGCGACCGATACCAATCGTTCAAAATGATGACCGACAGCTATCGGCAGAACTTGGACAAGACCTTGTTCGCAAGGGCCGGAGGGGAAAGCAAAACAGCGGTGGTTGTGTCGTTCCCGGCATGGAACGCACCGGACGATTACGAGAAGTACAGGGAGTGGAAACAAGCGGAGGGCGAGAATGGGCAAGCGTAACCGATCATACCAGCATCAGGCACGGCAAGCCGTAAGGCGCTCGGTCGAAAACTACATGCAGCGTAACCACGCAGAGGGCAAGACCATACAGCAGATGCTTGCAGAAGCACGAGAAGAAACAGCCTACACCGGCGCACCGACAAATAAAACTAAGCAGGTGGTAGACCGTGAGGTTTGAAATACCGTATCATCCGACAGCAAAACAGCGGTTGTTCCACGAATCAGACGCAGACGAGATATTGTACGGGGGGTCAGCAGGTGGCGGCAAGCTGGCGAGCGTAGAGACGCCGATTCCCACACCTACCGGGTGGACAACCATGGGCGAAATACAGCGCGGCGACGAGGTGTTCGACGAGAACGGAGAAATATGCGTTGCGACATGGGTTTCTGATGTTCAATACGACAAAACATACCGGTTAACATTCTCTGACGGAACAGAAATAATAGCCGGGGCAAGCCATCAATGGGTAACGGAAACATACGCAGATAGGACGCTACAGCGCAACAGAACGCCGGAACACAGGGCGGCGCGTAGAGCGAAAAGACCGGCCCGCGGAACAGGAAAACGCCCGGACCTCGCAAAGCGCAACAGCACGCAGCAGTACGAGTACAAGGACGCGCCTGTACCGGCAAGCAAGACAACACAAGAAATCGTGGACACGCTCTACATCGGCAAACGGCTTAACCATTCAATACCGGTATGCAAACCGATAAACACGCCGGAGAAACAACTCGTTATACCGCCTTATGTTTTAGGGGCATGGCTCGGAGATGGGGCAGCGCGTTCAGGACAAATAACAGGGATTGACGAGGAAGTCTTTGCAGAAATAAAAAGAGCAGGGTATACGGTAACACAGCACGCAGCTGCAAAGTCCAGAGGAATACTCAAAATTGTATCGCAGCTTAAAAAAGTAGGCGTTTACGTCAACAAACATATACCGCAAGAGTACCTTAGAGCTTCGATAGACCAGCGCAAAGAACTGCTGATGGGACTGATGGACACAGACGGATACTGCGACAAACGAGGGCAATGCGAGTTTACAAACACGAACAAGCGGCTTATCGACGGGGTACACGAACTGATATGCAGCTTGGGGATAAAGGCGACAATACGCACCGGAAGGGCAACACTGTACGGAAAAGATTGCGGCGAGAAATACGATATAAAGTTTCAATGCGATTTCCCGGTGTTCAAGCTTACGAGGAAATTAGAACGGCAAAAGTTAAGCGGGTTTAGGGGTACGCACACAAGAAGGTACATTGTTTCGGCAGAAGAAATAGAGCCGTGTCCGATGAAGTGCATCGCGGTATCGTCGAAGTCAAGACTTTATCTTATGGGGGAAAGCTTCATCACAACGCATAACTCGTGTGCGGTAGTAATAGACGCTTTACTGAAAGGTTTAGAGCATCCGGGAGCGTTTATATACTGCTTTCGCAGGACGTATACGGAACTTGAGGACACGCTGATATCCGAAATGAAACGATGGTATCCGCGTGAAATGGGCAGATACAGCGAAGGAGATCACACATACTATCTGCCAAACAAAGCCGAGATACGGTTTCGGCATTGTCAGTACGAGAGCGATTTACAGAAGTACCAGAGCGCGCAGATATCATTCCTGTATATCGACGAGATCACGCATTTCACCTTTCCGATGTTTGACTTCTTGAGTACCCGCGTGAGATCACCGAAAGAACTGGGGTTCAAGCCGCAAGTCAAACTGACAGGCAACCCGGGCGGCGTAGGGCATGGATGGGTAAAGGCAACGTTCATTGCCGGGGCAACACCGAACGAGATAAAGCGCGTGGGGATTTGGTCAGATTACTTGCAAAAAGAATTTGTTTCGTCGATACAGTTCATACCCGCGTTCTTGAGCGACAATCCGCATTTAGGCGAGGACTACGTTAGAAAGCTTGAGGGCCGGTCTGAAAACTTAAAACGCGCAATGCTGTACGGCGACTGGGATATTTTCGAGGGACAGGCGTTCATGGAATGGCGCAACGACTTTAGACACTACGACGATCACAAGCTTACGCACGTGATTAACCCGTTCCCGATACCGAACCACTGGCGCATATTCAGGTCTTACGACTTTGGACACAGCGCACCGTATAGCGTTCTGTGGTGGGCGATAGGCGATGAAACCGTAAACAGACGGATATACCTGATAAAAGAACTGTACGGCGCAGATCCGAAAGATTTCAACAAAGGCATACGCGAAGAAGCAGTAGAGCAAGCAAGGAAAATATGGCAGACGGAAACGACACCGTTCACGCTTCGGTTCACGGACACGGAGGGCATAGCACAGGAAGTAGAGATCAACATGAGCGCCCACGGGTTTATAGACGGCATAGCGGATCCAAGCATATGGGACTTGAGCGCAGGAATGAACATATGCATAGGGGAAATGATGGGGGCGAAACCGTACAAGATCGCGTTCAGAGATGCGCGGTGGGATCAGGAAGCACGGCGAAACGTAGTAAACAACCGGTTGCAAGGCAAACAGATCTTTCACTCGCTGCTGCGGTTTCAGGACGACGACAAGCCGCTGATACAAGTGTTCAACACATGCCCGAACTACATAAAGCACATACCGGAGCTGGTCATGGATCCCAACAACCCGGAAGATGTGGTGTCAGCCAAAGTTGAGGATCACGATTACGACGCAACGCGGTACATGCTGATGATCCAAAAACCAATAGGCGCGAAGCCAAAAGATCCGTGGCACAAGCGCGAACTACCGGAAAACGATCCGCTCGATCAAGCGCCGCCACTTTTGAAAACATACGGACGAGGTTAAACGATGGACGATTACGAAGAAGAAAAATACGATAAGCACATGCCGCTTTCGGAACTATTAGAAAAAGAACCGGAGGCGTTTGCCTGCCGTGCTACAAAAATGGTCGATGAAAGCTACGACAAATACCGACCATATCACGATAAATGCGATTGGAACGTGGAGTACTGGAAAAACAAGCACTGGAACACTAAAGCCACAAACTCAAACGAACCGAACCCGAATGTGCCGGTTATTCACTCCACAATTGAAAACTGCATTGCTGACAGCATGGACAACTATCCCGACGCGATCATGCGCGGGGTAAACGGCGACGAGGACATAACGGCAACAATCATCACGGAAGCGATACGGTTCAACATGCAGCGCGCAAACCACGAAGAAGTCTACGAGAAAATGATCGGCGCAGCGCATAAGGTGGGCGTGGGTATCATGCAAACCTTATGGAACAAAGAAATGGCTGACGGTTTAGGCGACGTTGATTATAAATATTACAGCATAAAAGATTTCGTGTGGGATTCAGACGTTGCGAACATTGACGATGGACAGTTCGTTGCATCGTTCGACTATCTTTCGGGCGCAGAGATAAAAAGCCTGTACCCGGACATTGACCTTGCCGAAGCGAACCCGGACACGATGTTAAAACGCGACAACGCCAGCCTATCAACGGACGAAATACGCACGGACGAGAAAGCGCCGATCCGCGTTATAAATTTCTACTGGAAAGAACGCACCAAAAG